TGTAAAATCACGGGTGAAAGAGCTAAAGGGGGATATAAAGAAGGATGCAAGGCTTGATGCCGTACAAACGATGAACTTTATCATCGATAGACTATGGATAGAAGCTAAAGATTCCGCCAATCGCGCTAGTGAACGCCTTAAAGCAATCGAACTACTTGGTAAGCTAGAACATATAGGTGCTTTCCGTGAAAGGAGTGAGGTTATCACTAAAGAAGCTAGTACACCGGATGCTATCAAGGCTCGTATTGAGGAATTGATGCAGAAGGTGAGTTAATACACCCCGTAGGAGGGCCTAGGAGCGTCACTGAGCGGTTTAATTGGCAAGGATAGGGAATCATCCATGATCAATGCTAATAGCACTCTATGGCGCTCTATAGGCTTTTATACATAAACACAACCTATGAGTTGTAATATGCTCAAAAACACGGGTTTATACAAATGAATTACAACCATAGATATAAATTCAATCACGAATTGTTACAGTCTGTAATATATCGTATATATGTTTATATATATATGCACCATTGAAATCATTGAATAATCCGGTTATCAATTCAATTGACACTGCTATATGTGATTCTAGTGTGGTGGTTATGGATGATGGTTAATGGAGCTTCCTTACGGGTGCGCGCGTATTGACACTGTCTTCTACTATCATAGGTCCGGCTCCGCTTGTGGCGAGGACAAAAAAAGGGGGAGGCTTTCGCCTCCCCTGTTTTCAATCCTTGGTGTCCATATCCCAGATTTGCGTTTTGCCGCTATAGTTGAACTCGATCACCTCGAGTTGCTGCAATCGTTGAACGCAAACGCCAACTAAATCAGTCCACCCGTTTGCAGCCGCGTACTCAATCAACTTGTTATAGCGGCGGAGCTCTTCATCAATTCTTGCCATGATTGCACCTATTGTGGGTAATAAGAGAATTTGGGGGGGGGCAATTTCTCGCCCCTCCCCGCGTTGCCTAGGTCTCAGCGCTGAGAACTAAGCAACTATTTGCGACGGCGACGTGCTACAGTTTTTGTGGAAGCATTGCCCCACAATTTCATTGCCGCGCTCAGCGCCTTAGCTTGAACATCTCGCAATTCCGTAACGCTAAGACGTGCCTTACCGACTGGCTGATAAGATTGAGGCGTTACCGCCCCAACCTCATCAATCTTGGCAACGCAAAGGCCATCATATTTGATTGCAATGTGACCCTTCGTCTTCGTCATTGCCGACGATGGCATGACATCCGCCGTCAATCCGCCGCCCAAATCGATCGCCTTGAAATCGAAACCATAGGCGACTGGGATAGGCTCGAATGAGCCGCGCACATTCGCAGGCGATACCGTCCCCGGTGCGGGTTCGGCGATATCTTCGCCTGCGACCACGGCTTCCGCCCGTTCGAGGACGTTCAAAGCAAACGCGCGTTGGCGCTCGCTCTTGAAGCCACGCGACCCTGACGCTGCTAGTGATTTGGCAATCTTGGCCATATCGTCCGGCAATGCTTCGATAACAAGGTCCAGTGCGTTCGCAATATCGTCGTCTGACATTGCGGGGACGGCGACGTTTTTAATTGTAGTCATGTTACTACCCCTTAGGGTTAGTGTTATTCGGTCATATTCATTGCCGCACGCTATTAGCGCTTGGCTGAGAAAGAGCGGGCGGCTGACCGACCGGGCCGATTGGCCCTAAGCAACAACGCATTGCCTATAAACATAATACAGGAAACGAAAACACGGTCAACAACTAAATTCGGTTGAATCGAAAATAATTTTACAACCGCAAGTCCATTGCCTCGCGTGCATTATAATATATGCTCACGGTTCACGATTTGTTCCGGCACCAGATAGTTGAAACGCAATGCGAGCAACACAACTAAAGATAGGCGAGACAAGCACAAGGCGCACGGCTGAAAAGCCATGTTCATGCTTTGTTCATGCCTCTAGAATCGCCTCAGGGCGTCGCTGGCGGGATTTGCATTGCGCCGGTATGATCCTGCATCCCTGCAATTTTAAGCCGCCAGAGGCGAGTTCACGATTTGTTCCTTCGCCAGATGTTCACGTTTTGTTCCTCACTATCATACCTACTGTCATAGGTGGTTGTGGTGTTAGATGGCAACCCGTCAGGGTTGCATTGCCATTGACCAGCATGCCAGATGCTAGTCATACCATAATACAATGTGACAATCGTATCGTAATACAATCGGACAATGCGACAATCGTTTCATACTACGATGCTAACATAACACGATGCTATGATCATATCGTAATACAATCGCATGATAAGACCGTCATACAATCCTGTGTTCACGTTTTGTTCCACTGTCATCATTACTGTCATAGGCGGTTGCACCCCACATGGGGCGTACCACCCTTGGCTGTGTTGCGGTTCCATTTTATTATCTCATGTGATTCCACTCAAACAATCCCATAAACCTCCATAAATCACCCCTAAGCCCTTTCCATTCCAATATGGTCCTTCTGACCGTGCCGGGGAAACAAACCCGTCCACGTGGCTCTGAAGGCTTTCTGCAGCCAAAAAAACCGCTTGCAATTTATTTTCCCGGCGATATGCTGACCCCACATGGCCGATTTGGGTTTTTTGCAGGAAAGGAATCCTATATATGTATATGGCATATAATAATATAATAATCATGAACTCATTTTGTGTAAACTTGGTGTGAAGGCTGTTGACGAATGACCAAAAATGTGATAAATCAAAACTCTGTTTCAAGAGCAATCGGATCAAGTCCTTGAAAACATGTAGATTCTCAAACACGCGAATCACTTTGATCCTCCATCCAAACTGAGATATCCAGCTAAGTTGGTTATCCCATTGGAATGTGGTTGCACTGGTTTATCGACCATTGTGATCTGGTAGGCTAGAGGAATACCAATATGTATCGAATAGATGATATGGTGCCCAAATCGAAAGATTTGGATGGTTTATCAACCATTGTGCCGGAAGGAACATATTATATTCAATTCACCTTTGATGGTTACCCTCGCATTAAATATTGGTGTGTAAATTGTTGTCCACCTGCTGTGCAAGCGTATCGTTTTTCACAACACGTTGAATCTGCACTTCCATTTGAAAGGAATAAAGCAATAGAGGTGATCTTGGAGGATAAAAGACTGGAACAATATGATAATGCTAATTATTATTTAGTACCTGAAAATGAATATATCTTATATAGAATGGGGATTAATAATGAGGAATCTTGATCATGGCTGATATTATTGATATCAATGAAAAAAGAGATGCCTTAACAGCCCGCATCTCTTCCGGCACAATGATTGGTAAATCATCCGGTTCTTCCGAATCCGGTACAATGAATGAATATGACACACACCCCCATAGAGATATATATGGTAAATTGTGGTATCAGTTTGTTTGTGATTATCAGGACGGGGACGTTGGTTTCACTTTCCAGATATGGGCTAAAGATATAGAGGATGCAGAGAGAAGGATGGGATTGATCAAGCAGAATTGTAAAGTTGCAGGTCAATTGATTTCGGAGATTGATGCATGAAGTGGTATATCGTGGATATAGATTCCTTAATAAAAGTCGTCCCATCAGAACAATTAGATATGTTGTTTGTAGCCGATGACAGCACCCTTGGTATCTTCACTAAAGACCTAGCAAAAGCTAGGGTATTTAAGTTAAAACGTGAGGCTGTAGCATGGATTAAGGAAAACCTTATGAGAGATAAAGAGTCATTTTGGTTTTATCTACCAATGAAAGAACCTGATGTAATTCTGCATAAAATGGGTGTAAAATGAGATATTATGTCTTAGATACAACATCCGCTACGTGGCTTATTGATAAAAAGGACATTAGGTGGACCATTGATATCGCTAAGGCTACCTCCTTCAGTCAGAAGGAAGCATATGATATTTTCCTGCAAGGACTGAAAGATAATGATTCTATAGCTATAGTCAGGGAAGAAGATATAATTCTGGCTAAAATGGGATTACCATCTTGACATATTCAAGAAAATATCATTAGCCACTTGACACAAGTCAATATGTGTGTAATAATACAATAGGATATTAAGCGAATGGAGAGGGGTTATGTCTCTTTATTTGAGCCGTGTTTGTATGTTTGTTGTTATGACTTTCATGTTTATGATGGTTTTGGGGGTGTTGCATTAATGCCATTTAAAAAGATCAGCAAAAACAAATACAAGAGTGACTCAGGTCGCCAATATACCGAAAAGCAGGTTAAATTGTATTATGCGACGGATGGCTTTAAGAAAAATCCTAAAAAGAAGAAATCCAGAAGCCGCAAATCTCAGTCGTCTGATTCCTAAAGTTAATCAATCTAAAAAACTGTACAACCGGAGAAAAGTTGCTATTTCCAAACGGGATACCTGATATCAGCGCTCTATCAATCCCGGAGCAGCAAGAACTCCTGAAACTGGTTGAGCAGTATTCTGAATTAGAGATCCGGGATAAATCCCGCAGAAGCTTCATAGAATTCATTAAGGTGGTATGGCCTGATTTCATTTCAGGTCGGCACCATAAAGAGATGGCGGATGCATTCCAGAGAGTTATATCTGGAGATTGCAAGAGGCTTATAATCAACATGCCGCCACGCCACACTAAGTCGGAATTTGCCTCTGTGCATCTTCCGGCATATTTCCTAGGCATGTTCCCCAAAAAGAAGATAATCCAGTGTTCCCACACTGCAGAGCTTGCCGTTGGGTTTGGTCGCAAGGTGAGAGATCTTGTCCAGACCGATTCCTATAAATCCATATTTCCTGATTTGCATTTGAAATCCGATTCAAAAGCAGCCGGGAGATGGGCAACATCGGAAGGGGGTGATTACTTCGCTATCGGTGTAGGTGGTGCTGTTACTGGTAAGGGTGCTGATCTTCTAATCATTGATGATCCACACTCTGAACAGGAAGCTGTTATGGCTGAATCAAATCCTGCCATTTATGATTCCACATTCGATTGGTATATGTCCGGTCCAAGACAGCGTCTACAGCCAAATGCAGCTATTGTTGTTGTTATGACGCGGTGGAGTAAGCGGGATGTTACAGCACAGATTCTTGAATCAGCTACATCAAAGGCTGGATCAGATGATTGGGAAGTGATTGAATTCCCCGCTATATTGCCTTCCGGCAATGCTTTATGGCCTGAATATTGGAGCCTTAAGGAGCTAGAAACCCTTAAATCTGAATTGCCAGTGAGTAAATGGCAAGCTCAGTATCAGCAAGACCCCACCTCAGAACAGGGCGCTATTCTGAAAAAGGAGTGGTGGAAAGAATGGCCTAAAGACAAGCCACCTGAATGTGATCTGATATTATGCTCTGCAGATACCGCATTTGAGACAAAACAGCGATCAGATTACAGCGCTGTAACTACTTGGGGTGTATTTAATCATCCAGATGAAGAAACTGGCTCATTAAAGCCTAATATCATTCTTCTTGATGCATGGAGGGATAAGCTCACCTTCCCCGGCCTTAAGGTTGCTATGCTAGATCATTACAAGGAATGGGAACCCGATGTGTTTATCATTGAAGGCAGAGCCTCTGGTAAACCTCTTATATATGAATTAAGATCTATGGGTATTCCCATATCGGAGTTTAATCCAGTTAGAGGAAACGATAAGATCAGCAGAGTGAATAGTATTGCTGATATTTTCTCCTCTGGAATGGTTTGGGCTCCCACTACCAAATGGGCTGACGAAGTTATTACTGAATGTGCTGATTTTCCCGCTGGTAAGCATGATGACTTTGTAGACACTGTCAGTCAGGCAATGTTGAGGTTCAGACAAGGAGGATTCCTCCAGCTACACACAGATGATGTAGATGATGCCCCCGTAAGGCATAGGAAAAAGGTTTATTATTAATGTCTAATGTTTTTGATGCTCCGCTACAGACACCTGAAGAGCCTGATGTAAGTATGCCTACAGAGATTGAGTTGGCAGATGCTCAGGATGAAGCTTCATATGTTTATGATATGGATGAAGAAAATGAAGAATATGGGGATCTAGCCAGTATTCCATTTGATGGCAATCTAGCTGATGTTATGCCAGAAGAGGAACTCACTGAAATTGCTGCTGAATGTTTGGAAATGTTTGAGGCAGATCTTCTTTCTCGTCAGGATTGGGAAAAATCATATATTGATGGACTAGAATATCTTGGGATGAAAGCTGAAGATCGTAATGATCCTTGGCCGGGCGCTTGTGGTGTGTTTCACCCCCTTCTCACTGAAGCAGTGGTCAGGTTCCAATCTCAGGCAATCATGGAAGTGTTTCCAGCAGCCGGACCTGTTCGCACAAAGATTGTAGGAAAAGAAGCACAGGAAAAGACAGAACGTGCTGCCCGCATAGAAGAGGAGATGAATTTTATCATCACCGAAAGAATGCCGGAATACAGGGGTGAAACTGAACAGCTTCTATTCAGGCTCCCGTTATCCGGTTCCTGCTTCCGTAAGATCTATCCTGATCCAATGGAACCCCGTCCTGTTGCCCTTATGGTCCCTGCTGAGGATTTTGTTATCAGCTATGGAGCAACTGACCTTAAATCATGTGAGCGCTACACACACCGCATGAGGCGCTCTGAGAATGAAGTCAATAAGCTTATGGCTTCTGGCTTCTATTCTGATATTGATCTACCTGAGCCCACACCCGAATACAACGACACAAGCGAAGCCCATGACAAGATCACCGGCACTCGCCCAACCGTTCAGCATGACACTCGTCACACAATTCTTGAAATGCATTGTGATTATGATTTTGGTGAGGATGAAAAGATTGCTCTCCCCTATATCGTCACAATTGAAAAAAGTTCTCAACAGGTTTTGTCAATTCGCAGGAATTGGCTAGAAACAGATCCAGCCCGCAAGAAGAGAATCCATTTTGCTCATTATCAGTATATGCCCGGTATGGGATTCTATGGTACTGGTTTGGTGCATATGATTGGTGGATTGGCTAAATCAGCAACTTCCGTGCTGCGGCAACTTGTCGATGCCGGTACACTGGCCAACCTAACCGCTGGATTTAAAACAAGAGGCTTGAGAATCAAGAATGAAGATGAGCCTCTAGCCCCCGGAGAGTTCAGGGACGTTGATGTTGGGTCCGGCACCATTAGAGATGCAATCTATGCCCTCCCTACAAAAGAGCCGTCACCAACGCTCTATCAGCTTCTAGGGACCATTGTAGATGAAGGTCGAAGGATAGCCTCCATTGCTGATCTGGAAGTCGGTGAAATGAGCGCCAATTCCCCCGTGGGAACCACATTGGCTCTTCTGGAACGTAGCATGAAGATCATGTCTGCGGTTCATGCCCGTTTACATGCTGCCTTCAAGAACGAATTACAGCTTATTGCCAAGATCGTTGCGGATATGCCTCCTCAATATGAATGGGATGAGGATCAGGAATTCAATCGGCAGGAAGATTTCAAAAAAGGCAAGGTTGATATTCTCCCTGTTAGCGATCCAAATTCATCTACAATGGCACAGAGGGTAGTTCAGTTTCAGGCTGTCATGCAGATGGCCACCGCTTCACCCGATCTTTACAACATGCCACTCCTTCATCGTAAGGGATTGGAAGCTTTACAGGTAAAAGATGCAGAATCTCTGGTTCCGATGCAAGAAGAAATTCAACCGCGTGATCCGATTGTTGAAAATATGGGCTTTATTACTGGTATCCCAACTAAAGTATTTCAACATCAAGATCACACTTCTCATATTCAAGCTCATATCTCGTTTGCAATGGACCCCCAAATCGCAGAAATGGTGGGTCAAAGTCCCAAGGCAGCTATTGTTCAAGGTGCGATTGAAGCTCATGTCGCTGAACATCTGGCTTATCAATATAGGCAGCAAATAGAGAAGGAAATGGGAGTTAAATTGCCTCCACCGACTGAGCCTTTGCCCCCGGAAATTGAAAACAAGCTTGCTGGTTTGGTGGCTGATGCTGCTAATAGGCTTCTTTACCGGCACCAGAATGAAAAAACAGTGCAACAGGCTGAAGAAACAGCAAAAGATCCTATTGTTCAGATTCAGCTTAGGGAATTGCAGCTTAAAGAACGTGAATTCCAGCATAAACAGCAGACAGATTGGTTTGAATTGCAGGATAAAGCCGACACAGCCGATAAAAAGATTGCTCTTGACACCATTAAAGCGGGAATTCAGATGACTGTTGAAGAAAAGAAGCTCAATCAACAAATGGACAAGGAAGCATCAAAAACCGCTACAGATCTAGCTAAAATAGCTGGTAATATAGCTGCAGCAGAAATTTCCAGCAGAAATAGAGGGTCTAATGGTTCGGGAAATTGAGTATGCGATTGATGCTGTTCAGGCAATGGTTGATAATCTAAAGGAAGATCTTGCAACAGGTAGGGTTGGAGATAATGATTATCGCTTTGTAGTGGGGCAGATCAGGGGTATGAGGTTAGCAATTAATCAAATGTCTCAAATCACAGATGAAGATGACGAAGTTGAGTAACCCGTGGGACGTTAAAATAGCTATTTTAGCTATAATAGCTATTTTGACTATATATATAATCATAACATAACGTATATAGTGGTATAATAATGCAAGATTCTAGACTAAAAAAAGTTGGTGTTTCTGGTTACAACAAACCTAAAAGAACGCCAGATCATCCTAAAAAATCTCATGTTGTTGTAGCCAAAGAGGGTAGTAAGATTAAAACTATTCGATTTGGAGAGCAGGGGGCGTCTACAGCAGGTAAACCAAAATCTGGAGAATCAGAAAAAATGAAGAAAAAGCGAGCATCCTTTAAGGCTCGCCATGGTAAAAACATCGCCAAGGGCAAAATGTCTGCTGCTTTTTGGGCAGATAAAGTTAAGTGGTAAACATAAACATAATAGGAGAATAAAATGGCTACACCACCAAGACCAACAACTAACCCATCTCCGGATAAGGCAGACGAATTCAAGACAATGCTTGAAAAGAATAAAAATAGGGGTAAAAAGTCTATACCCGCTCCAAAGCTATTATCAAAGACACAGAAGCAAATTAATGAGGGATATAATAGTGAGCTTAGTGCATTCAAGGCTAAGAAAAAGGCCGAATCTTCTAGCCCCACGCAAAGGTCAAAACCTCCGATTCCTAGAGCGAGGCCAGATACTAAGTCTACCTCAAAGTCTAGCAAATCAAAGCCTCCGATTCCTAGAGCTAATCCAGCAAAAAAGAAGTCTAGTTTTATGGATAGAATGAAAGCTGCGTCTAAAAAGTCCTCTAATACAATGATGAAACGTAGGGATGCAGCCAAAAAACGTAATAAATAATAAAAAAATTACGTAGGTACTTGACAAACTGTCAATAGTGTGTAATACTAATGATGAAGGTTAGTGCTGTTTCCCTTCATTGGCTGCACTAACGCTTCTTGAGGCTAGTAGAGTGAGCCGGTCGGATTTCTATCCCAAATCACTCACATGGGGCCTAGGCGGGCGAGCCCGTGCGATTTAGCGCTATCTAATCGCCCGCCAATTACGTTCATGGGACGCACATTAACTTAACGCATACATCATGCGCATAGGAGAACTATGTCTTACAAAACCGATATTGCAGATATCGCATCTAAACTGCCAAAACCAACAGGCTATAAACTGCTTGTTGCCGCAGCCAAGGTAGAAGAAAAGAAGGGTAATGTTTTCCTTCCAGAAGACTATCGAAGGCTTGAAGACACCGCTTCAATCATTGGGAATGTTATCTCAGTAGGCCCTGATGCCTACGCCGATGAAAAGAAATTCCCGAATGGGCCTTATTGCAAGGCTGGCGATTGGGTGATGTTCCGCTCTTACTCCGGCACTCGCTTCAAATTAGGAGAAGCAGAATTCCGCGTAATCAACGATGATCAGGTAGAATGCACCGTAGATGATCCTCGCATTATAGAAAGAATTTAATTATGGCTGAAGCTGCTCAAAAAGAAGATGAAATCATTGATGATGAAGATGATTTTGAACTTGATATTGTAGATGATACGCCAGAAGAAGATCAGGATCGACCAGTAGCTCCGGTTGCTGAAGGGGAGGAGTATAGCTCCGAAATCCCGGAAGAGCCTGATGAGGAAGAGCTAAAAAGCTATTCTGAAAAGGTTAGAGAGCGTATCTCTAAAATGACTGCTCGGAATCATGCCGAAAGACGGGCTAAAGAGCAAGTTGCCAGACAGCTTGAAGAAGCTGCTAATGTAGCAAAAAGAGTAATTCAAGAAAACAACCAGTTGAAAAAGCTGGTGCATCAAGGTGAATCAGTTTGGAAAAGCACCAACGAACATCGTCTTACTGCTGAAATTGAACGCGCTCGCCGTGATTATAAAACTGCCTATGAAGATGGTGATGCAGATCTTATTGCAGACGCTCAAACCCGTCTGACTCAGCTTTATGTTGAGCTTGATAAAACTAAAAGCTGGACTCCAAAGGAGATGCCAGCGCAAGAAGAACCGCAATTCTATGCAACGCAATCTCAGCAGCCACAAGTTGATGAGAAAGCCCAAAGCTGGCAGAAAAAGAATAGCTGGTTTGGAAAAGATGTGGAAATGACCGGCACTGCACTTGGTATTCATCAGAAATTGGTGAGTGAAGGTGTTAGTCCCGACGACCCCGTTTATTATGCAAGGATCGACTCCGAAATTCGGAAGCGTTTCCCTGAAAAGTTTAAGCCGGATAATGGTTCCAGTCAGCCTTCCGGTGGGCGTTCCGTGGTAGCCCCGGCCACTAGAGCAAGTGGTAAATCACCGCGCAAAGTAACATTGACTGCCTCTCAAGTCGCTCTCGCAAAGAAGCTAGGTGTGACTCCAAAGCAATACGCTGAACAGATGTTAAAGGATCAGAATAATGACTGAGGACAATCGTACACCTAGAGACTTGGAAAACCGTGACGCTGAGTCGCGCGAAGAAGCCACCTTTGTACCTTCTGGACTATTGCCAAGAATTGAACAGCAAGATGGATATGTCTACCGCTGGGTTCGAGTATCGGCAAGAGGTCAAAGTGATAATGCCAACATGAGCGCTAGGCTACGCGAAGGTTGGGAACCGTGTAAGGCTTCAGATCACCCTGAATATCAGCAGTTTGTCGATAAAAACAGCAAATTCAAGGGTATGATTGAACATGGTGGCTTGTTGTTATGCAAAATTAGTAAAGAAAGGGCTGCTGCTCGTCGTAAATATTTTGCCAATATGAACGCTAAACAGATCGAAGCAGTGGACAATAACGTTATGCGAGAAAGTGACCGCCGTATGCCTATGTTTAAGGAACGGCAGACTCGTAATTCAAACAGAGGTGATCAGTAGATCCCACAACACAATGGAACCATAGAAAATGTCTGCAACAGCGACTCCTTATGGGTTCAGGCCGATTCGCAAGATCGGTGGACAACCCTATACCGGGGGTTTCTCTCGGTATAAAATCAAGACGGGTGCCGGTGCCATCTGGCAAGGCGATCCCGTTGAATTTAGTGCAGGTGCCGGAATTGTCCGTGACGCCTCCACGACTGCGTGGGATGCCGATCCCGTCGGTGTCTTCGTAGGATGTGAATACACGGATCCGAATCTTGGCTACAAGGTTTGGCGGAATACATGGCCTGAATCCACTGCCGCGACCGATGGTTGGGCTTATGTGGTTGATGACCCCGACGTTGTTTTTCAGATCCAGACTGACCTTACCGGCACGGTAACGGACTATTGGGTTGGATCGAACGTTGCGATTATTAGCAACACAGGCTCCACGACCACTGGTATGTCGGCTGTCGTCGTTGATAAGGATTCAAACAGCACCGCCAATACGCTCCCTCTTCGAGTGGTCGGTATTGTTAATGATCCCACCAACGTTGATATGACTGCTTACGTCGATCTGGAAGTTATCATTCTTGGGCACGCGCTTAGGTTTGGTGGTTCTGGTACTGGCGTGGCAAGTACGTAATAGGTCAGGAAGGAATAGAAAATGGCTATATCTCGCGCCCAACTCTTCAAAGAGTTGCTTCCGGGCCTTAACGCACTGTTTGGTCTGGAATACAAGAAATACCCGCAGGAGTGGACTGAAATCTTTGAAACTGAGACTTCAGATCGTTCTTTTGAGGAAGAAACTAAACTCGCCGGATTTGGCACGGCACCAGTAAAAGACGAGGGTCAGGGCATTGCCTATGATTCTGGTGGTGAAGTGTTTACGGCCCGTTATACGCACGAAACTGTCGCCTATGGCTTTGCGATTACTGAGGAAGCTGTGGAAGACAATCTGTATGACTCGCTGTCGGCTCGCTATACCAAGGCTCTTGCCCGTGGCATGGCTAACACCAAGGAAGTTAAGGGTGCTAATATCCTTAACAATGCTTTTGATACCAACTACACCTATGGTGATGGTGCCGTTCTTTGTGCAACTTCACATACACTCTTCAACGGGGGCAGCAATGCTAATCGCCCGGCTGTCGATGTGGATTTATCGGAGCTTGCTCTGGAGAACGCCGTCATTGGTATTGCGGCATGGACGGATGAACGCGGTCTGTTGATCGCGGCGCGGCCCAAAAAGCTGATCATCCCGCCCGCCCTCACGTTTGAGGCAACTCGTATTCTGGAAACGGAACTTCGGGTTGGTACTGCTGAGAATGATCTCAATGCTATCAAGAGCAACGGGGCAATCCAGCAGGGCTACGCTGTCAACCACTACCTTACTGACACGGATGCGTGGTTCCTCACGACTGATGTGCCGAATGGTCTGAAGCACTTCGTTCGTGCGCCGATGAAAACGGCAATGGACGGCGACTTCGACACGGGGAACGTTAGGTACAAGGCCCGTGAGCGCTATTCGTTTGGCGTAAGTGATCCCTTGGGCATGTACGGCTCTCAGGGCGGCTAATAACCGTTCTATACTACTTGAGGGGAGGGCTTTGCTCTCCCCTCTTTTCTATAGTCCGAATCATCGGATTTCCTTATAACAGGACGCTACGCGCGTCGATGAAAGAGAGATAATAATATGGCTGGTTCGCATTACCCTAATGGGTTTGCTAATGGGGTATCCATCAAAGGTATGCCCATTCTTAATACATATGCTAATAAGGTTTTTTGGGTTAGTTCGACTACTGGCTCAAACGGCAATGATGGAACGAATGCCCGTCCTTTTGCCACGATTGATTATGCTGTTGGTCGCTGCACGGCCTCCAAAGGTGATATCATCATGGTTATGCCGGGACATACTGAAACTCTTACAAGTCAGGCAATTGTAGTTGATGTTGCTGGTGTCAGTGTTGTTGGTCTTGGTAATGGCGAAGATACGCCGCAGCTTATTTATGACCACACTTCTGCTGAAGTTAGTATTGCTGCTTCTAGTGTGTTGTGGCAGAACATTCGTCATACCTCCTCGGTAACGGGTGTTGTTGTTGGCATCACGGTTGAAGCCGGTGCTATTGGCTGCACGATCCGCGACTGTAAGTTTGATGTTGTCGCTGCTGGCACCGATGAATTTAATCTCGGCATTGATATTGCTGTTGGTGCAAATGACACGACCGTTGAGGGTTGTCACATGGACAATGATCTTGGCGGTGCAGTTGCCGGTATTTCACTCACTGGCGCTTCCAACAACATTAAGATCCTGAACAACTACATTATTGGTGATTATTCGACCGCCAATGTTCAGGGCGTCACTACTCTTTCCACCAACGTTTTTATTAAAGGCAACACACTCATCAACGGTGAAGGTGGTGCTGAAGGAACTGAGCCGGGTATCCAGCTTCTGACTGGCTCTACCGGCACCATTGCAGACAACTATATTGGTTGTAATCTCGCCACGATTGCTGCGGCAATTGTTGCTGATACCTGCATGATGTTCGAGAACTATTATGTTGAGGTTGCTCCTGAGACTGGTGTCCTTATCGGCACTGCGTCTGCTGACGACTAATAGGTGCAATCAGTATCTGATCTGTTGGGCGGGCAAGGGGATTTACCTCCCCATGTCCGCTCAGCGGTTCTTAATGTTCCAAGGCATCATTTTATACCAGAGATCCATATAAATGATGCATACAAGGATGTAGCCCTTCCAATAGGGCACGGGGTTACTGCTTCTCGCCCCTCTACTATCATAGGCTTAATTTCTGCATTAGGTCATCCCCAAAAAGTTCTTGAAATAGGGACCGGCAGTGGATGGCAAACATCTTTAATATCTCAGTTTGCTGAAGTGTATAGTGTAGAAATCAATCCTAGTCTACATGAACGCGCCTCTAGGGATTTGCGTGGGCACAATGTCAATCTGTTGCTTGGCAACGGATTAAATGGTTGGCCAGAAAATGCTCCCTACGATGGTATTATCGTTTGTGCATCCTTAGAAATAATTCCCCAAACATTGTTAGGCCAGCTTTCTGAAGACGGCATTATTGTTGTGCAAATTGGGGAATATTTACAATCCTTTCGCAAAGATGGATCTGCAATCAAATATATAAGACGAGGCAGGTTTCCTCCTGCCCTAACTAACGGCGAAAAGTCCCTATAGGGACCGCCTCGACCTGAGCAAGTCGCAAATCTGCTCATTATTTTCAACAAGGGGAACCTAATATGCCTAGACGCCATGAATTCGATGTTGATCTTGCCGATGCTTCCCTGACAGGGTTTGCATCGAACGTGACGGGAGCAACGTTTACCCTCACCGCTACCGAAGCTACAGATGGTTTAGCCCATCAGGTCAGCATCAGAAACGACTCAGCCACTGATCATGCTGGTAAAACAATTACACTTGTTGGCACAGATCCAGAAGGTAGAGCCCTTACTGAAGTGGTAACTGGTCCCGGCACATCTGCCACTGTAGAAAGTACAGGTTACTTCCTCACACTTACCTCCGCAACGCCATCAGCTACAATTGGAGCCGACACCTTTGACATTGGTTGGGTTGATGAAGTTGCTACTGCAGGATATGTATTGGATCATTACCAGAATACCGCAGCCACTGTTTCTGTAGATGTTACCGGAACTATTGATTTCACTGTGCAGGAAACATTTGATGATCCATTTGGCACTGTTGTTTGGGTTGCCGTAAGCGCCCTTGCCAATAAAACAGCCGATACTACCTCTCAAGTATCCATGCACGCCACTGCAGTTAGGTGTATTGTGAATTCTTATAGTTCTGGTGCCGAACTGCAAATGACTGTTATTCAGAGCCGTCATTAATGCCGAAAGCTCGTAATTATAAGCGAGAATATGCCCTATCTCAATCTAGTACAAAATCCAAAAAGGATAG